CCCTGGACACCCTGGACATCTATACGCGCGTGAGGGATGAACTGGACTGAGATTTTGGAGCGCGGAAACGTCCCAGAACCACCCGGCTATCGCGAGACCATTGAGCGCCTCAAAGCCAAACCTGACAAGCCGCGTGTCAAACCGTCTCGAAAGAGTAAAAAACGCCCAAAGCGTAAGTAACATCTCCACATGAAAAAAGTCGAAACCCTCCTTCCAGAAGAGCTGATCGAAAGACTCTCTGCTGAAGCCAAAGAAAAAGGCATTCACAGGTCAGAATTGATCCGTGAACGTCTTTCACAACCGCCCAATCATTTCGGGCTCACCACCAATGATTTTCACAAAGCTGTTACGAAGGTTCGTCGTCGATCCAGCTATGGTCTGGATAGGCAACAGGCTGAAAGCCTTGTCGCCACTGTCTTCAACGAACTCTTCAGCCCAGGTCATGGGGACTAAAAACGTTCACCTGCATTACTGTCAAATTTCTGACGAGCACTGTCCGTTAGCAATAACTCGTTTCACCTCATTTGACTTAGACGATAAGCCACTTGCTGTTGAACAAGTTACTTACGAATCAAATATAGACTACATGGAGCGACAAGTTATCAACGCATTGCGCTGCAATGTTGAAGTCAGCATTCTTACTGCAACACCAATTCATGAGTTCAAAAGACTCCATTACATTTTCAAAGAAACCTAATGAACGTACAAATCTTCCGGCACAATGCTGAATGGATTGTACTAACTGAGTCTTACGCGCTAACGTTCCACCAAACCCTTGCTGGCGCGATGAAGTATGCCGCAACCGAAATCGGGGCGTCAGATCATCATGGAGCGTCTCAACAAAGCAATTCAGCTAGCAACAACAGCTGACCTGCAGAGAGCAGCAATGTTCCTAGAGGGAGCTAGAGAGGTAAGGCAAGGCTCTCGTCGTCAACGCACCAGCAGCCGCTCAGCTCAGGCAACTGCATGGAAGAAAAAAGTCGATAACTCTATTACGTGGTAACATTTGACTATTAAATACTAAGTCATGGGATCAAGCCACGGCAATCGCGTCTATCTGCAGGTCTTGCTAGATGAACACCGTGGCCAAATGTTTCTGGCTGATGCCAAGCTGCAAAACAAAAAACCTGCAGCCTGGATGCGTGAAATCGTTTACCAGTACCTAGAGAGGGCTTGGGGTGACGATGCGTACAGAGAAGCTTCCAGCAAGGATCGAGACAACTATCAACGTGGAGTCAACGCAAGACTTATTGGTCGCGGCTTGAAACCTAAGCCTTTGGAGTCAGAAACTTCTCAGTCTGAACAAGACATCGATGCATCTAGCTCACCAATGTGACCTACTGCTTGTTTCAGCAGCTTCGCCTGATGCCAGTTGGTCCGCACCAATGACACGCAAAGCGTTTTAAGCGCATCCTCGTCACTGCAGTTTTGAACGTCTCGCACGTTCCGTTCCAATTCCAACTCCTCTTCAAGGCTTTGGTGGACAACCATCCAGTCTGCCCAGCCCATAGCCCTGAAGATTCTTATCAATTCATGCCACGGAAGGCATGACTGTCAAGTGGTTGTTGTAATGACCTGTTTCTGCGTAGCTATGCATTGGAGCGTTAGACATCGCGTGAAACACCATCTGACCGATCTTTAGACCCGGATACAGCGGCAACGCATGATGCAGCCGTTCATTCTTCAATTCGAGCGTCAACTTGCTTCCGTGCCAGCCTGGATCGCACCAACCAGCAAGCAAGTGATTAAGACCAGATCGTGCGCGGCTTGACTTGAGTACAAATTGACAGCTGATGTCGTCGGGCAAGTTAAACAGCTCAAGTGTCTCAGCCAAGCAAAATTCGCCGGACTGAAGCATGAATGGCTCATCCTCTGTCCTGTCTGAAATGTCGATACGAATCAGCTCAGGGCTATAAATGCTCTCGATCATCAGGTGATCGCCCAAACGGAGATCCAAGCTGGCAGGATTTAACAGCTCTTCATCGAATGGGACGACCATTTGGCTTTTACGGCACCGAGCCGAGATCTCCCAATCACACAGAACTGCCATCCCTGGGACGCAAAAATCAATCCTACTCAGCTTCGCTCAGGATTTTCTTTTCAGTGTGATACGCCCCTTTTTGGTGCATCTCAGTCACATCTCGCACCCACGGCACCAGCCAATCGTCAACCCGTGAACACTGATCCCAGTTCACTGGCTTGGCACATTGCACAACCACAGTCGTCCAAAACGCGCTGATGAACGCCCAGACCCAATAAAACTCACTCATCATCGACCAAAATCACCCACCCAGTCCTGGGACCCTCCGATTGCCAACGCTGATAAAACTCAGCCTGCCTAATCCGCGCATTACGCCCCAAATGCGGATTCTTGTGCCCTCCCTTCACCATGTCTGGCAAGCCATTGGGATCTTGCATGATCCACTCTGGATCGTTGCTGTGCTTTCCGGCGTAACCACTGATGACGCTCCAATGCCCACAGCTCATGCCGTCACACATTGGTGGCTCCCCTAAAAGCAGATTCCCGTAATGCAGCCATCCCACCAGTATCGGTCTGCCGCTTTCAATCTCAAGTTCAACCAGATCGGAATCGCCATCTTTGCGAAACTCAGCTGTTAAACCAAGTTCTTTCAGCGCCTTGAGATGCGCTTGAACAGAAGTTGTATCCCCATACTTGGAGCGGACCGCAATGTACTCATCATCTGTTTTGACTTTCTTGTAATACGCTGCCACCATCGCAGCCGCTGAGCTGAAACACTCTCGATAGCCAAATCCTGTCCTGTTATCTCGCTGGCTGAAGTAGGGCATGTAAACCTCCACGTCTCGCCCACCTTCTCTCCACGTTCCAAACCAATCGGAATCCTCCTCCAGTAGCTCCTTTGGCACTGACTCCTCAAGTTCCTTAATTGCAGCCAACTGGTGGGGCGTACCACGGAAAAACTGAAAGAAGGGCAATAAGCTGAGAGGCACTGCCAAAACAATCAGGATTGTTCTGATACTGCCTGGCGACAGGTGTCTTGACCAGCGTTGTATGCGCCGATGAATATCAAGCTTGAGGCGCAAACCAAAAGCATGACCGCGCCTCCTGCAACGAACCAACCAGCTGCGGAGAACGCGGATAGCTTCACTTCTCAACACGAGTGCTAGGGAACAGGTTGCGACTCACATAGTCGCAAACTTGATCGTCAATGGTGTTATCCGTAGTTTTTGCGTAAGCACGCAAGAGATCCAGAATCAGCCTTTTGACCGAATCTGATTTGAGAAATGCCATCAGGATTGGCTTTATGATCAAAATCATTGCCTTGCCTTGAACAACATCAATACGTTAGTGCCGATCACTGTGACCTTCCAATCGCGCAACCGCACGCTCTAATTCACTAAGCCTGCCGAACACCTCCACATCTTTGCTTCTGATGTCCTGATGCAGGATGTCCAACCGGCTGGACAGGTTATCGACAGCGGTGGTCAAACGAATCAAGGAATCCTGCCCGTGGCGGGTCTGGCGGTTGATGCCTGAGATCCCAAGCCCCGCGACGGTTATTGACGCACCAGCGACAGCGGCCCAGACTTCAACCATGACCTGACCGCAACTTCCTCAATCATGGCAGAGCCGACAGACAACAACGAAAAGGAAGGCGTCAGCGTTGCTGATCTCGTTAAATGCGCCGTCTTGGTCTGGAGCGCCACGCTGCTCACCGTCTCTTACCTAGGGCTCTTCCCGCAGATGAAAATGGACAATACCTTTGTAGCATCGCTTCTTACAGGAGCTATGGCTTCATTTGGTATTGAACGTAAGAGCAATAGCAGCGCCAACAAGAAGCCGACTATTGTGGATAACAAAGATTCCAAGGCTGGCATCAAATGAAGCGCACACTTTTGGTATTGGGTGTGACACTCTTGGGATTGCCTGCCCAAGCTGACATCACCCATAAAATCCAATCAAGCATTCAACTGAGTGTCGATGGAGCGGGATCAGTCGCAGCCAAAATTCCCTCTACATACTCTGTTTCTGGTTCAAACATTACTTTGGACACTGCTGGTGGTCTTGGCACCCTCACTGCCGGTTCCGCTGTTGGTTACACTCCTGCCGCTTACAGCGTTACAACTGCTGGCGACGCTTTTAGCTATACAGAATCGTTTGTTGAAGGAGACGACACACCGTCCGCCACGACAGTAACTTCTGGCGTGGTTTCATCACTTCCGATGCTTGGTTCCACCACCACAACCTCAGGTGGTGTCGCAGGTGATCTCGATGGAACTATTGATTCTGGTGGTGCTCTTTCAATCACTGCTGGTGGCGCTGGCACAACCGCAATTGGGCAAGTCATCCAAGAATTGACCATCAAGTGATGTGGACTGGCATTTGGATCACCTGGGGCGTGCTCTCCGTCATTGCTCTTGCCGCTCCAGAGGCTAAATCCCTGCCCGTAGTCCCAAATTTTCAGCAGGGAAATCTCAGTTCGACCACAAAGACAACGCAGAAAATAACTGAAGTGATCAACTCGTATCAGTACCGAACTGGTTACGAGCTAACCGTCAGCGGAACAAACGTTGCCCCAGTCGGCGATGTTGTTGCTCCCGACAAACTGATCACCACAACCAACAACTTGAACGGCGTGACAAGCCAGTGGAAAGGACTTGATCCAGCCAAAAAGCCTGACTGGAAAATTGTTGATCAAGGCGCATCGTTTCAGTTCATCGAAACTTACAGCGGCCCAGGGCTCACAAATCACACAGTCATAAATCGGACGACTGACATCGAATCACTTACAGAGACGCTCAGCACCTTTACCCAATGAAGCGAGTCCTAGCAACGCTTTTGCTGCTTTCCGCTCCAGCGCAAGCGCAGGTTTCCAGCACTGCAGCGCCCGTTGCAAATAGCTCTGGGTCAGTGACCAACCAGGCAGTCCAGGTTGTGCCTGGCAAAAATTTTGTCTATCAATACGGAAACTTTAGTTGCCAGGGAACAAGCCTCACGATCAACCCTTTTGTAAGCACAACCGTTGGCTGGGCGCATCCCTACGAGTCCTATTACAGCGAGCCCATCTATGACACTCTCGATTTGGTTGGCGCGTTTGATGAGGAGGGTAATGCCATCCCCGATGGCGTCCCTGACAATCCGGGCAATGTCCTTTATTATCGTCCGATTCGGACTGGTCAAAAAACAAACTACTCGATTAACAGCGGCATCACTGCCACGATTTCAATCCCACTAGATCGCGCTCATATCAGGAGTTGCCATAAAGCCGCAGAGAAACAGGTACTTTTGTTGGAACAACAGTTGGCGGACAAAAGGCTAAATCACGAAATAGCAAGACTTAAAAATTGTGGCGAGCTACTGCGTAAGGGCATCAGCTTTCACCCCGATAGTCCATATCGTGGAATCTGCGCTGATGTGGTCTTGACCAACCCGCCAAGCAACCTGCCGCCCCACACCCACTCAATCCCTACTTCCGCAAAGACCGCTGAAACTTCCGACGGTCAAAAACAGACTCAACCTTAACTTTCTTCCCTAGCTTCTCCTTGATCTTCTTGATTGTCTTTTTGACGATGGGTTTGACTGCCTTGAGCAGGATGTCACCCAACGGTTTTGTAAAAATGGCCGCCGTAGTTGCCACAGCCGCAATCGTCGCAGTCGTCGCAACAACAGGCGCACCAGGTAAATAGTTGCCAATGATGGTTGGTATTCCCAACGGCTCATAGAGCGCCTCACACTTCCCATCGACCACTTCGTAACCAATGATGACCGCAGTTTGCGATTTGTTTTTCGCACCTAAAGGAATTGCGTCAGGAGGAGGACATGGCAGCTCTTCTTCTACATTGGGCTTATCAGCTGTTAACGGCGCAGCTGGTAGGGGTGCAGAAACCGGCTGTCGTGAGCTGCCAGCCGGTTTTTTCTCAGTGTTAGGTCTTGGGGCTGGTGCTGTTTGGTGCGTGTGTTGACCCGGCGTAAACTCCAGCGGCTCGTAATGCGGAATCTCACCGCCTGGCATGTCTGCCACCGGGAATCCCAGCATTAACGTGACAGGTGGTTCTGCTGGCAACCTTGGTGGCGGCAAAATCTCTCTTGCTCCAACACTGGGGATGCCTACCGTCCCAACACCAATCTCTTGAATCTCTGGCATGAAATCAGATCGGTTTACAGCAGGTCAGCTCTTCATAGAACGTACCAAGCATCGTGAGGGGCCGCCGATCGTTTATACGGTGTCAAACGGTTTAACATCTCGGCTCTTTACCGATAACAAACGGATGCTGGCGTTCATCCGATGGCCCAAAGGTACGCCTACAGGTGACGCGCTACGCGAATGGTTGACGTCGTTTGAGCAGAAACAAGAGGCACCCGCGCCAGAACTTGATATGGCAAAAATCAAGGCTGAAGGCTTCGGACCTGAAGCTCATGACGACGATCCAACCGCCAACACCAAGATGGTTACCTGATTTTTGCTGTGCTATAAAAGGCATGTCAAAGAGACAGTCGGCCTTTGTGTCGCCTGCCGCCTACCTTGTAGGTCCGTACACCGCTCAACTTTGAGGTCTGGGCACGCTGAAATGCGTGAAGGGTTGCTCTAGCCCTGGCTGATGGAATGACAGAGCCTTGAGAACCCCGTGTCTTCTACAGGGCCACGGGGTTTTCTTGTGTCAAGGCAGTGGAATTGCAGGGCCTGTCTCCGTTGGCAGCTTTGGCATCTCAGGCATTTCTGGGACGGGCACCTGATCAAGAATCGTCTGT